CTTTTAATATAGAATAGAGGTGATATTATGTCACAATTAGTATATGATCAAGAAGCATTAGTACAAAATCAAATGTACAAGTATGATGCATTCTTACATTCCAGATTAACACAATATACTGGAGATAGTAGAACCTTAGTCACATATTACAATATCAATGATCAACAAACAACAACTTCCTTAGGAATGGAGACTCATTACCAGATACTCGGAGTAGACTCTCCATTACGGTTTAACAAGATTCACAAATTCGTACTACTGGGATTTTCTCAGTTACAACCACAGGATTCTCAAGCTTCTTCAACATCTGTCAGAAACTACGATCTTTCTGGAGAAGCTTATGTGATTCCCGGTACGATCATGCCAAAAGAGAATGACTTCTTCATTGTAGACCATATTCATATGAATCACTTATTCCGTGTTACACAAGTAACACAAGATGGGCTAAACACCGATGGTTCTTATAAGATTTCATATGCATTATTTACAACATCTCCATCAGAAATAGATAAACTCAATCAGCAAACCGTATCACAATACCAATTCGACATGCAAACGATCGGTGGGCAAGATCTCACACCAGTCATTGGTATTGAAGATTATGAATTGCGATCTCGATTAATCAAGATGATTGATGATATGGTGGAGAATTACAATGCTCGATTTTATGACAAACAAAACAATTGTTATTTGTTACATTTGAATGGACGGATATTATTCGACATGTGTGGGAATTATTTCATGGCAAGAAACTCCGTCATGATTCGTGACAATGCAAATGGAAATATTGTATTAAACCCCAATAAATGTCGAGATCCCAGATTGGATGACTTGTATCAGAAGTCCCCTTATAAATGGATCGAGAGAGATGCTCCCTTGTCCTATTTAGACACATTCAAGTATCATACAATCAAGGGCACATCGTACATCGACTCCTCATTTTACAACTATGGAACTGATGTCGATGTGATGATTCCCAATGACCCATGGTGTCAATCCCCTAATTGTGAATCATATTTCCCACAAAGGGTTTATGAAATTCTCGACAATGAACAAGATATTCGTCAATGTGAAATCACCATGTGTCGAAAATGTTTACAACGAGAAACTTGTTTTGATCGGACTTACAAATTGAAACGATTTGATTATGTTTCGATTATTCATGATTTCATCTATGGGAAGTTGACATCGATTAAAAAGCTATCTCTTTATACGGGAAATCAGTTGTTTGATAATACATATCAACAAGAAATCTTCTTGTGGACACCTATCGTAATCCACATATTAAAACAAACTCTGAAACTAAAATCAGAATAAGAAAGGAATGAAACATTATGTATCCATTTACAAAAAAACCATATCCCCCGCAGGGACCTCCATATGAATACAGACCGGATCCGTATACATTATATACAACCGGAGTTGTTCCACCACCTCCACCACCATATCCCCATCCGTATATTGATCCATGTGTAACGGATTCGTATGGTCATGCATGTTACCATGAGATGAAGGGATTCCCATTCCCCAATGAATTTCCCGTATCTGGAAATATGGAAGGTTCTGCGTTTATTCTCAAGAATTACGTTCCATATCTATATGACAATACCCATGTGAGATATGGTAATTTACTCAATGTTGCAGAATCTGTTGTAACACGTGTTTCTCGTCGTTCTGATCCATCATGTATCGATCTCTTTGGTACATTTGATTTGACACAGGGAATTAATAAGAATACCATCATGCAGGATTACCTTTGTAAGTGTATTGGACAGAAGAGTGAGGAACTCCAGGGTGTATTCCCCATTGTTCAATCTCCACTCGTATTCAGATTATACTTCTCCGTGTATGATGAGCAGAATGCGGTTGTCTACACATCCGTCACAACTGCATCCACGAATGATGTAGTTTTCCATTTCACAGATATTCGTGATTACTATGTGGAATCCGCAAAGTCATTCTTCAATGCCAATATTCCAGCAATGGATTATTCCGGTATCTATCGTTTGCATTTGGATAAATTGGAAGTATATGGATCTGTCATTAATACCTACGATCATATGACAACAGAAGGTTTGAATCCGTATTATGCATTTGCGGATAACAATGACAAGATCACATTACAGCATGATGTGATTGGTTCAACCTTAGCAGATGCTTCTATCTTATTGGCATCTACACCTATCGACCAATCCATTCCGTTCCAAGCAAATCTAACCACGAGATTGAAGATGTCATTTACTGCATTTACATCCAATCTCATTGGTGTTTCCAGAACCATTAATGTGTACAATGCAATGTATGAACCAACCGAAATCAAGTTGGCAACATTATCCGCAGATGTCAAAGCAATGAAAGAAGCCATTGCAACTATGAATGCCGCATTGTTACAGATGAAAGATGCCGTGAATGAACTCCGTACACAGGTGACGAAAAACACGGCAGATATCGAAACCAATACAACAGCAATTGCAGATCTTCGTGCAACGGTTGCTTCTGAGAATTCTGATTTGGATGCACGTCTCAATTCTTTGGATATTCGTGTTACCAAATTGGAATCCATTCCGTATGCGACATATTCTTACACAACGGGATTCCATTTCGTCAAGAACCAGTTGACATGGAAGACCTATGGTCAGTTGTATCAGGTAACCAAACCGTTTACGGCATCTGGTAATATCACAACCGAAATCAATTTGGGATATCTTGTTCCATTGACAGTGGATGGGGATGTGGAAACACAGGCCATCGAATCTCGTCTCCAAGCAAATACCGAAGCAATCGATACACTCCAGACAGACTTGTCAACTGTAACAACAGATCTCACAACAGCGAAGTCCGATATCACCGAAATCAAGTCTGATTTGAATGATGTTGGTGAAGCCGTTGCAGAAGCAGCATCCGATGCAACAACGGCAAAGACAACCGCAGAAGCTGCACAAACAGCAGTTACTACGTTGGAAGGAACACTCACCACACTTGATACAACTGTAGCATCACTCAATACACAAGTGGGTGAATTGGATACACAAGTTTCTACCAATACATCTGATATTACAGATCTGAAGTCAGAAGATACGACCATCAATGGTACAATTACCAATATTCAAACTTCCGTACAATCTCATTCTGACACCTTGACCACATTGTCTCAGACAGTTGATGGAAAAGCAAGTCAATCTGATTTGGAAGCATTGGTATCAAGAGTAGAAGCATTAGAAAATCCGAATCCATAACGTATGATGGTGTGGGGAATTCCCCGCACCAATTTTCATAAAAACACAAGAAAGGACGATGCATCATGGAATTAACAAATAAGAATCGACCTGTGACATTTAAATTGCCGGATGATGATGAAGTTGCATTGGTTCCGTGGGAGTATATCATTGATCGTTTAACATTGGATTTGGAACCCATTAATGATATGCTCAAGAACATCAATACATCATTAACCGCAATTGATACAAAGTTATCCGGCTGGATTGAGGAGGATTGATGACATATGGCAATTGAACAAAGTGACGTGATCTTCACAAAGTTATATGAAACAATCACAAGACAAGCAGAATTGATTGAAAGTATTTCCAATAAATTACAACAGATTGAAAGTATTGGTGGTGGAGGTGGTGGAGGTACCGGAAATGCCACAATCTCCGATTACCAAACAGGACAGAATTATGTTCGAAATACATTGGTTGTGGATACAGATACCGAGACTGTTTATCGTGTATTGGAAGAATACACCTCCGTCTCCGTAGAACAAGATTGTGCAAATGGTAAATTAAAGCTCGTTGGATACGAAGGACAGTTTGTGGCATTCAACCATAATCCCACACAAATGGAAATCAATCAACTTCCTGATGATGCACTTGTTGCGATTTACAATTCCACAACGACTCCGTATCATCCAGATAATTAACAAAGAAGGTGAACAAATATGGCAATCGTTGATATTTACTCCCGTCACTTTGATGACGGACATGCATGGATCCCAAAGCCAATCAATCGTCAAGCACCTTTGTTGAATTATGATGCAACATTGGATGAGATCTTACCATTGTTGACGACATTTCCACAGGTGTGGGTTTATGATTCTGCAACCAAAACCATTATCAATCTGAATAATCTATCAAATTATTTCCCCGAATATGATCCCAATCCTGGAAGTGGTGGTGGAGGTGGTTCTTCCTCATCTGACACATATACCAAATCAGAGATTGACACCAAAGCCAATCAGTTAAATGCAGAGATTACAAATCTAAACAATACCAAAGCAAACAGTTCCAGTGTATATACCAAAACAGAAGTAAATGACTTGTTAGATGACAAAGCAGATAAGTCAACTACGTATACCAAGACAGAAGTAAATGACTTGTTAGATGACAAAGCTGATGTGACAACAACTTATACAAAGACCGAAGTTAATACGTTATTAGATGACAAAGCCAATGTTGGTGATTCGTATACTAAAGCACAAGATGATGTTTTATTAAATAATAAAGCAGATAAGTCAACTACGTATACCAAAACAGAAGTAAATGACTTGTTAGATGACAAAGCAGATAAGTCAACTACGTATACCAAAACAGAAGTAGATACTTTGTTAGATGCAAAAAACGACACATTGACCATTATCGCTGGGGAAAATGTTGCAATCACAACAGATGTTGATAATAATGAATTTACAATTAGTGCAACGGATACCACATATGATGAAGCATCGTATAATCAACTCGGTTTGGTGAAAAGTGGTTCTTCTATGAAAATGATTGATGATTCATATCAACCATGTCCTATCATTGAGGGCATCCCTTATTATTCCGCATTAGAAATACCTCGTAAAATTGAGAGATATGGCATTAAAGTAGAAAAGAATAATTCTAATCCAGAAACCAGATGCACATACATGTACGATGCCGTTGGCTTTACGCCAGCAGGAATGCAGTATAATGATAGTGATATCGAAGTCTCTACGTTCTCGTATGGCAGTTGGGTTGATGCTTTCTTCGTGAAAAATAATTATCCTGTAATGTGTAACTATGATGGTTCGGAAGATTATAAAC